AAACAGAAAAAACCTGTTCATCTAAATATACAGCAGAAATACCATCTTCGGTGATTGAAGTTACTGCGTCTGGGTTATCAGAATTATCAGATTTAACCTGTATTCCCTCACTATCAATAACAACTTGGTCAGTATAATACTCATCTAAATGTGGTGTCCAGTCACCTGCTTGGTCGCCAGATACTAAATAAAGGTCGGCCACCCCCAACTCATTAGTAGTAATACCCTCTTGGCCAGACGACATTTCAATAATTATGTAATACTCCGATTGAGTAGCAACAAACTCGGTATCAAATTTGTCCCATTGAACACTTAAAATATCTTCTAATTGAGTTGTATCGTAAAGAGTAAATATGGTGTTGTTTGAGCCATCAGTCGATAAACCGATTTTCATTCTCGAAATAGTGGTTTCTAATTGCCAGATAAAAGCTCGTAGAGAATAAGTTTGACCAATAACAAGATTTGAAATTAACTGCTTCATCAAAACTGGAGTTTGACCAACCTGTCTAGCCGTAATTTCATAACCAGATACCGCCCCAGATAATTTTGATGATGGTGAGATTGATTTCCATATTTGAGTTGGATTTGTAGTGTCTGGTGTCCAAAAAGCCAAAACTTCATTTTCACCGACTGTTTCAGTTTTAATACCAACAGAATTTCGGATTAAATTGTAACTTCCTCGATTTGTAAAAGTAAATGATGTCAATTCTTGAGTAGCTAAAATTTGTTGTCCTAAATCGACTATTTGACCATCAATAACTTCCTGATGTTGTGCCAACCCAGTAATAGTTTGTTCTTGTTTATCAACCACTAAGGTAGTATTTGAGATTTGTTCCCCTAAAGTAACAGCATTTGAGTAATTTGTGGTTGTGGCAGTTGGAATTGTAGTTTTAAAAGTAGTAGAAATTGCCCCAGTATCAATGGTAGTTATTTTTTCAGTAATATAACCAAAAACTTGGTCTAAATTATCAAGGTCAATAGTGACAAAATCGCCAACTTCGGTAAAAAAATTACCCCTATTTTTAAGTTGTAAAGCATAAGCGCTAAGTCCTTTCAAAGTTGGAAAAATGTTGGCCAAAGCTAATTGTCTTTGGTCATTTGGGATATTTGGAGTGGCAATAGTGATATTATCAAGTCGTAATTCGTGAAGTCCATTTTCAGAAATATCATCAACGTCTTGAATGTAAGCGTCATCATTTTGAGGTTGAAGTGAAAAAATCAAACTATTGACTGGTTTCATATATCCCTGTAATTTACATTCATCTAAACCCCGATTAGTAAACGAATAAACGGCACTTTGTGGCATTAAAGGAATTGCCTCAATAACCCCGCTACTATTTAAACCAATTATTGAACAGGTCAAGGCACAAATCTCGTTTAAAATTGTTCGATAGGTAATTCCCTTTTGGGTTCCATACGGATCGACATTTATAATTAAATCGGCATTTGGTAAATCAGTAATTGGAATATAACTCAAATCGTTTAAAAGCATTATTTCTTCAAAAAACTGGGCCACAGTTTTCCCACCAGTAAAATCAAAACTACTGGTAGAATATGGCTTTTCTAGAATAGTAGTCATTACTGAACCACATTTTAAGACGGTATAACCAGAGGTAGTGTTGTCGGCGTTAATATCCTCGTCTTTGGTTTCAGTAATTTTAGTAATAAAAAATTGAGGTTTATTAACAACCTGTGAAAAAGTAGGAAAACTAAAACCAACCATTATCGAAGTTCCTTTTTCAAAATTATAGCCAGTTCCTAAAATTTTAATGGTAAGTTCTTCTGAAAAAGTATTTAACATTGAACCAACGACACTTTCTTTGTAGGATAAAATTTTGTCGGTATAAGAAATACCCCCGATTAAAAGGGTTTGTTCACATCTTGGCTTTTGTGAGCCATTTAATGCCGAAATTAAATCTGAACTTATATTTATCATCTTGGTTCATTATTTATAATACTGAATTTAATACCCTCTAAAAAGTTTGGGCGACCCAAAACTGGGTTTGATTGAATTTCTGAATGATAACAATTTGTCCAAGTTTCTGTCTGACCAGTTAGGGTATTGAAAATTGTTACATTGGTATGAGTGAGATTTACCAAACAGGCATTATAAAAATCTTGCCACTCATCATCTGGCATAGGGGAACACTCAATTAAAACTTCTGGGATTTTTCCAATATAAGTATAGGTATTTACCCCTTTCATATCACGCCCAGCGTCAAAAACCGTTGGGTGGTCGTTATACGATACCTTTTTTATATGGGGAACTTGAACCCCATCTATTTTTACGGTCCAGTTACTCATCATTTACCACCTCCGCCAATCTGTAAGTATTTAACAAGTCGGTAAACCCAGTAAATACCTCTTGGTCGGTAGTAGTATTAAGATAGAGTTTAACCTTGTCGCTAAATTTAACCGATTGTCCGTTGTCGGACATTGAATCAATACCTTGTTCTGGTTCGCCAGTAGTTTGATCTGCTACCGATTTAACGTAAACACCACTAATCACTCTCGCAATAATTCTTTTAATTTTAGCCAATTCATCATATCTATTTAACACACCGTCTTCCGTTTCTTCATCAATTTGGTAATAATTCAAATAGGTAATAACCCGATCCAAAACTTCCTCACAAACAAAATCAAATAATTCCACGCTTTCTTCGTCTGTTGGAATAGACGAGTTAATTTTTTTAACTAAATCTTGTAATTCTTTTATAAAATCTTCTCTTGTCATAATTTATTCTACCATTATTTAATAATTATCAAGAGAACACAAAAATACCCGCCAAATGAATGACGGGTATTAAATTTCTATTAAAGAATAGCTTGACCGTTATTGGTTATAACAGCATTACCGCTTTTAGTAGGTTCTGTTTTTGTTTGAGTGTCAGTTTTAATGGTTTCAGTTGAAATTTTGCCTTTAAGATAATCTTCTAAAGATTTTTCCCAAGCTGTTTTAAACTTGTTAAAATTCTCGATAGTTTTATCGGTATTAACATTAACTAAAAAGTCAGCAAAGACAGTTGGAACTTTGGCTTCAGCCATTTTTTCGGTTAAAGTAAGCCGATTTTCTCTTAAAGAAATATCGTTTTCTTTACTTATTCGGGCTGCCTCTCTTTCTTTTTCTTCTTTTTCCTTTCGTTCTTTATCGGAAAGTTTTTGATTTTCTTCCCATTTTGTTCTTTCATCAGCCATTCTTTTATCAAAATTTTCTCTTTCACGGGTTAATCGATCAGCAATAAGCTTGTCAACTTCCTCTTGGGTTAGAGTTTTTTTATCACCCTCGGGGTTGGGGTTCGGATTTGGATTTGGATTTGGATTTGGATTTGGATTTGGTGCGGGATTTGGATTTGGGTTTGGATTTGGATTTGGATCTGCCATATTTTTTTTATGAATTATTAAATTTGTTGAACACTAAAAATATCGTAGTGTTCTTTCCCTTCAACTAATAACTTAGCTTGGGCTATTGCTTCGTACTGGTTTTTTGCCTGGACATAGACATTAGCATTTTCAGCATATTTCCAACCAGTAGGGATTGAAATTGGGTCTTTATTGTAACAGACGACACCATAAACCCAATTTTTATTTGATATAAGACCTTTTATGTATTCGTTTTCTTTTGGCATAAATTTATTGTATATGATATTGCCTATTTAGTATATGACCTAATTTATAAATTGTAAAGTTGGAGTTTCTTCATAGACTGCTAAACCAACTGACCAAAAACTATCTCCGTGTCCTTGTGGGGTTTCCATAGCCTTTAAATCTGAATTAACAGTTAACATTTGACCGATAGTCCTTTCATCATTTATAAAAGCGATTTTCTCTTGAACCACTAAACTATTTAATTTTGAAGCAATGGCCACTTCCCTTTTTCTGGTTAATGTTACCCCCTCAAAATGCTCTGGTAATTTACCTTGTTCCTTAAACGATTCAAATTCTCCTCTGGTATTATCATATTTTAAACAGGCAAAGTGAAAAAACTCATCTAACATCAATAAGTCTTCAATTTGGTCAATATAATCAATGTGATCATAAAATTTAGTATAAACCTGAACATAAATATCTTTTTCTTTTCTGAAAATAGCCAAGTGAGATGGATGTCGTTTTTTTCCAATATCGAACCCCGCATAATAATCTTCAAAATCATTTTCTGGTAGAGGTAAGTCGATATTCTTTTTTTGGGTAGCTAATTTATAAACCATTTCTCTATCTAGGTAAGAGTCCGTATCCATAATTGGCATACAAAGATATTCCTGTGAAAAAGCCACCCGACCAATCATATTTCGGATTTTTACCAATTCTTCGTATGATTTCCATTCAGGAAAAATAACCAATTTATCATTTTCATTTATGATTGCTGGTTGAATTGAAACCGCAAAATCGGCAGTAAAATCTTTATCAAAGAAAAAATCCACTGATGATTGAGGTGTGCCAGTAATACGAAGTGTTCCACCTTTTTTTAACATTGGGATAATTTCTGTTTTAACAATTTTGTTAATCTTGACGATAATAGTTGGCTCTAATTTGTTCTCTGGGTCACGCAAAGGGTCATCAAGATAAATAGTTTCAGAGTGAATACCTCGTTTAAATGAAAGCAAACCCTGTGGTGAAAGTGAGTAGGTAACCCCAAAATAATTTTTCATCACAATCTCACTATTGGAATTATTTTGGTCAACAAAAACATTGTCGGGGAAAAAAGGATTTCTTTTAATCATTTCCTTAATTTTGCTGATGTGATATGAAGACATTGTGCCAACATAAGAGAATAAATGAGCTTCCTCATTTTTTCGATTGGTAAAAATTCGATACATTACTTCAGCATAAATACGGGTAGATTTAAAATGATCACGAGCCGAAATATCAACTGTCATTTTATTTTTTTCCATAAAATTACAGGTGTCCTCTATAAACTGGCCATAAACAAAATTATCAAAAGAGAGGGCAAAGATATTTTTTACAAACCAAACAAAATTATTGGTCGATTTCTCAATCGCCGAAATTACAAAAGATTGATAGTATTTTTCCTTATCATCCATATTTTAACTTAATACCGCTTTGGCCATCTTTTTAAGGGTTTCCTCATCTACCTTTTCAAAGGTATGTTTATTATCGGTAACCATTTTTGGAAAACCATAGACTTGATTCATCATACCCTCAATTTCTTTCCATCTGCCTTTATTGATACAGGTGGCTAATTTCTTTTCAAAATAAGGGGCGTTAGGGTCGGTTATTATTTCTTTTAATTCGGCTTCTGTTAATTTCATCATTTGCTCCAGTTTAAATCTTGGAGTATCTTCTTTTTTCCATGAGCCATGAGGATTTATAGGATTTCCATTTGGTTGACCAAATTGTTTATCAATTGGTGGTTTGCCTTTTCCAACTTTGTATTCTGTGGTTTTTGGTGTTTGATTATCCATAAATTTAATATATCATATTGACTTTACCTCATCAAGCCTAGCAGTCAATGACCCTGTCTGCCACAGTAACCCCACTTTCTAGTTTGATTGACAAATCGACCAAAAATAACACCCTTTTAACTATAATTTTCTAAAAGCAGACTTTCGGATAAATTTAGCAGTAACATTTCCACCCACCCATTTAACTAATTCAACTGACCCACCGTCTTTATAATAACTAGAAAATAATTCAGCAAAGCCCTCACTCCAGCGACTTGAATCATTGGCATATTTTGAAATTAAAGACAAATCAATTTTTCCACCCCTCGATACCCCAAAAAAAGTAGATAACTGATTTTTACTCCATTCTTCCACTCCCACCCCTAAATTTTTGGATACTTTATTTGATAAATAATGAGCAAATTCATGTCGAGCTAACCCGACAGGAGAACTATCAGCCAAATAATCACTTTCGACAGCTTGACCAAAACTAAAAGTATTTTGTTTAAAAGAATAAGCTGATCTACCAACCGCTACTTTTTTAAAGTTTAAATTATCATTAAATCCGAATTGATCCATTAACCTAGTAACCTCATTTTTATAGGTTGAATAATCAGCGATATTTTCTTGTTTAGTAACACTCCCAAAAACTGCCATACTGGTAGAGCGACAAAAAACATGCATTGGGGCAAAATTAACCCCAACTTGGGCTTCTGATACTTTAAATTTTTTACCATCAAGGGAACGACATATTTCAGAGGTCTTTGAATCCATTATTGCCGCATATTCATATTCTTCAACCCCTAAATCTTTATAATCTTGTAAATCAGATTGGCCAGTATAAAAAGTGTCCTCTGTGGCCACAATTCTTCTAGCATTATAAAAGGAAATTTGAGCGATATGAGATAACTGGCTAGACATTTCTTGAATTGATAACCCTTGTTGAACCCCAGAAAGTAAAGCAGTTTTAACATCTCTAGCGACCTTATCAGTATCAGCATAAAGTCTTGACGAGTAAGAACTCCCCGCAATATCAGAACTTAGGATATTGTTCATTAAATTAACAGGCACTTCGGTATTAGTAGGTAAAGTTTCCCCTAAGGTTTTGGTTAAATAATCATTACGATTAAAAATATAGTGATTTTGGATATTACCCCGTATAGTTTGGTCAATTATTTTTAATTGCTTTTCAGCAATCGTTTTTTGAATATCATAAATATCTTGACCCAAAGCAGTTTTATTTAAAAGTTGTCGAAGTTGATTTTGAGAAATACCCTCAAAATTAGGATATTTTGCTTCAATTTTTGATAAAAAATCTTTTAATTGTCTAGCATTTTCCAAACGAACCCTATTAAGAGAAGCAATAGCAGAATTTAGATTTTTTTCGTCATTAAGCGACAGGTTTACCCGTCTTGTCCAATAAGTTTCCATCTTTATCCTTTGTTAAACCACTATAATTAGAATCAGAACCCATTTCGAGTTCTTTTTGGGCTAATTTGAAAATTTCATTTCCATCATTAACAAAAGATAATTGAGAAATTAAGGTTGGAGTGTCCACTTTGCCATCAAGGTTAGTTATCATTTGAGAAATTTCAAGGTCATTAGTTGGTAAGGTAGAGGAAATAACCACATTAACATCGTTGACAATATCGTCGGAATAATGAAGTCTTAATAAATTAAGTAAACCCTCTGAAAGGTTGATTTTTTTCTCATTAGCTTTTTGACTGAAAAGGAAAAGGCGGTATTTCATAGCAATACCAGAAGTTTGAGCATAAAAGTTTTCATCTGAAAAATCAGGAACTTTGGCAATACGGTGAATATCTTGTTTAATAGATTTTAAAGCCTGTTCAACTTGCCCCTCGTCAATGTTTTTAATTAGATATTCCAATTTACTGTCCTTAGGAATACCAGCCAAAACTCTTGTTTTTTTCAAATCAGCTTTTTGTGTTGGGGTTAAAGTAACTCCATAAGCCAATAAAAGTGCATCTAAAAGTTCTTGACGATCATTTAAACGACCCGATTGAACCACATTATAGAAATTAACTAAATTACGAACCAAAGAATAATCATCATATTGGTCAGAATTATTTACAAACTCAACTATTGGGATTTTATTATTAAAAGAATGGAGAGTGCTACTGGTAAGGGTTGGAGCTTTTTTATCGTCTTGCTGACTTAAAACTACATGGGTGGTATCAGTAAAAACATGAATTGTATAAGTAGAACCGACAACTACAAAACATCGAGCCACTAATCGAGAATCAAGTCCTGAATCTCGAATATCAAAAATAGTCCAAGGGGGGATTATTCTGTTAAACTTTTTCCCGTCAGAATTTTGAACAATTACATAACATTTACCGTATTTACTCATGTTATTTAAAAGTTCTTGGTAAGATATTTTAAAATCAGAAAAATCAGTTTCTTTTTCAGTTTGAAATTCAACAGGTTTAGAGGTTAAAAACGAAGTAAAAAGAGAGGTGATATAAGAGGGGTAATTGACTAGGGTTTTATTATCCTTTGAGTTATTAGGTCTAAAATCAGCCGATTGATTAGTTCCAAAATAGTAATAATCTTGATCAACGCAAAAATCATAACATAATTTAAGTTGGCTTGATAAAGCATTTCCAAATTCTTCAGATTTAAGATAATCTTCAAATGCTTTTTTATCCAAAACGCCATCTGTTAAAAGATTAGCTTCGACATAATTCCTTGCCACAATAGGTTTGGTGTCTTTTATGGTTATCATAATTTAATTCTACCACGCTTTATTTTGATTTCATGAAGTTCTCAATTTCTTTTCTAATTTTTTTGTATTCTTTGGTTTTATCCGTAAAAAATTCAGGTGGCATAGTGTAAATTTCACTAAGGTTGCCCCTTTCATATTCATTAACAGGGATAAAATTATATTTTTCAGCTTCAATATAATCTTCTTTACTAGAAAGTAATTTACCAATACAAGCACCACAAATAATCGGTTTAACTCCCATTTGGGCAAATTCCCTAAATACCTGACCCTCACCAGCCCCATAATGATAACTGTTCATTATTTCTAAAACATCTTTATGAGAATAAAGAGTTCTACCCTGATAACAATTATTTAAAATCATATCGACAGGTAAATCAAATTTATCTAATCCATTAAGGTCAATAGGTTTATAAGAATACCCAACATAAAGTATTCTCTCAAGTCGTTTAGGAACTGGTAAAAAAGTCCTTTCAACAGCAATCGGTAAATAAAAAGCCTTTAAATTAGGTATGTTTTCTTTTTCAAGATTATCCATAGCCAACTGATTGGAACAGATACAAGCGATTTTCTCAAAACTATATTTTTTTACCCAATTTAAACTTGCTTGAAAGTGATTGCCATAATTCCCGTGCCAAATAAAAATACATTTATCTAATTTAATTTCTAGGTCATGTCCATTTAAAACCACAGGGGCAATTTTATCTAAATCACTATAATGTTTTTGAATAAATTGAGAATAAACATAAGCCCCATTATTTGTATTTGCTTGATAGAAGTAAAACATAATCAATTATAACAATACCCAAAAATAAAGCAACAAAAAACCCCGCTCTATCATTTCAAGCGGGGTTCAAAATTACAAAATAACTTAGTTGCTAGAACTGGTTATAGTAGCTTTGTAACAAAGGTCTGGGGTAATAGCCTTAGTTCCGAATTTACCAAAGAGTTCAATGGCAAAGTCGTTGGACAAACCAATTTTTTCCATTTGGTATTGTTCCAAAACTACAGGTTGACCGACAGCTTCCTTACTGAAACAAAGGATGTCAGCAGTTTGTCTAATGTTTTCATAGACAGCGACACCGTGGAAGTAACCCATTTCACGAACAGCAGAGTTGACATTTGGAACTGTTACTTTGTCTAAGTGATTTCGCAACTCACCGTAAGCTTCAGGAGAAAGAGTAAGAGCCAACATTGACTTATCAACACCCTCTACCCATTGGTTTTGAGTTTTGATAGCAGTTTGGATCACTTTTTCTACTTGTTTTTCGATGGCAGTAATACCAGTTAAATCAACAACAGTAGCCACACCTTCGATAACAGCAAAAAATGCTTTATCAAGGTTGACAGCTAAGACAGAAATATGGTTTTTGGAGCGTTTTTCAACGATACCAGTTTCACCATACATGTTTATGTCGAATTTGTTGACTTCCTCGATAATTTCGATTGGTTGATCGACATTCAAAGTTACTTTTCCAGTATTTTTGAGTGCTTTACCTTTACCTGCGGCACGGGCGGTTCCGTAAGTGTCCACAGAAGCATTGGCAAGCCTTTTAAATTCAACAGAGCCATAATCTGGAGAACCAGAGTAGTTACTGTTTTTTAATATAGCAGACAAAGACGAAGCGAAAATTCCGTCAATTAAGGCGGTTTGGATTTCAAGCAATTTGTCTTTGACTTCTTGAGAAGCATCTGAAAAGATGTTTAGAGCATCAGTTCGCATAATTTTTTTATCCTTTTTTTTGAAAATTTTAATAATTCCGTTTTTTCCGCTCGTCAGCGTAACAAATTATAGCATTTTTTGATGACCGTCAACAAGTAAATTGTCAAGTAACCAAATCTGGCTAGACTGTTAATAGGTTATAACCCATTTGACTGCTTCTATTATTTATGGCTTCAATTACTTTTTCGGCAATAGTATCTTCCCCGATTTTCACAATTATTGTTTGGTTATTACCTTTATTATATTGGTCAAGTGGCACAACTGCTTCATCACCAGCTTCACCGATAAGGGCAATCGTTGGAGCAGTAATAATTCCACCCTCGGCTAATTTTGGAATTGATAACCTTGGGACTTCCCCGATATTTATACCCGTATGTTTACCAACCGCATTTATTGACCTAATAATTCCATTTATTGCGTCAATAACACCATTAACCATACCCTCAACCATAGAAAGGATTGAATTTATAATTCCCTTTAAAATATCTTTTAAACCAGTCCAAACTTTAGTCCAATTTCCAGTAATAACCCCAGAAAATACCTCAAAAATACCCTTGATAATATCAAGCATTCCACTAAATACTCCAACTATGACATTCCAAACGGTGGTAAAAGTAGCCTTAACATTAGCCCACATCAATGGCCAAGCAACGTCCCAAATAGGTTTGAAAACATTATTCCATAAAGCAACAATGGTGTTGATAATCATAGAGAATACCGA